TATAACTTACCCTTAAACATCAAGCCACCAGGGAAATACTGATGCTTGGCTAATTGCTGTGATTACTTGTGCGTGTGTCATTTCACCGATGTCTTTTGCGTCCGTGTGTGCGTAGTGCAACCAGTTTACACCATGCCTGAACGCAGGTAGTGCTTTTTGTAGTTTTTTTGCTGAAGCAATACCAGCAGAGTCATTGTCTAAAGCAATAATCAAACCATCAAACTGCTCTACCAATAGTCTTATCTGTTGCTTACTGACGTGGGCACCATATGAGGCAATACCACACACACCAGAAACCACCGTAGCCAGCCGTGCTGCGTCCAACGGTGACTCTACAAGCACGCCTATTGGGCAGTCTGCTTTGTCTATACCAAACAGTGTTTCAGACTTCTTTACACCGATGGGGTAGTTACGAACCTGTGATGGTTCCTTTTCTTGCCAGCCAAGCAACTCCCCCATGGATGACACGATAGGTAATATCCAAGCCTGCTTCTTCTCATCAAACCTGATGCCATACTTCCGTGCAGATTCTCGGTCAATGCCACGAGTAAATAACCACTCATCTGATGGCGCAGGAAAAGAACTAAAGGACTTCCAATCAACTGTTGGTTTCTTCTCAAGTGGTGCGGTTGAGTTAATCCTCTCTAAACCCTTGGCAACAATAAAGGAATGCACAGCAACAATAGAGTCAGCCTCACCAGTCAACTCAGAAACTAGGGAAGACAACGTGCCTTTAGCACCACAGGAATAACACAACCATAAACCCGTGTGGGCATTCATGGACCACGATGGGGAAGCATCCTCCTTACCAACACGATTAAAGTGCACTGGGCAACGTGCAGAAATCTCGTTCTCACCAATACGCCGAACGTCCACACCTAAGTGCTGTAGCACATGTGCTACGTCAGTAATACCAGTTGTCTCGGTCATCATCTTTATCATCCCCTTCTTCTCCCACTTCTGTAAAGTCCATGTTTGCCCAATCCCAGTTGATCCTAATTTCGCCAAGTGGTGCTGAACGAGCAAGGACGACACGAATGATTCCCTGATTCTCAATGTCAGGGTCAGACTCAACAGCAAGCACAAGGTCGGAGTCTTGGGCAAATGAAGAGGTGTAGCCAATAGAGTCTGCGGTTACCCTCCTGGATTTCTTGTTACCTAACTTCCAAGACAAGACTTGAGTAGTACCTACAACAGGGATGTCTTGGTTTTGGGCAAGACGCTTGAGTGCACGGGTGATGTTGGTGAGCGCCTGTGGGCTACCTTTGGGCTCTCCTTGCTCATCGTCCATCAAGTACACACCGTCAATAAACAGAATGTCAGGTTGGTATTCCCGTACCTTTGCCGTGAGTGCACTAACGGTCGTAACAGATGCGGTGTCCTCGGTGATTACAAAAGGATGCATGTTCTTACGCATACGCAAGGTTTCACGAACCTTTTCAAACTCTTGGTCAGATAGCGATGCACGAAGAATATTGCTGTACGGAACTTTAGCAACGATTGCGTCATAACGTGCTGCTTGCTCTTCGGCTGACATTTCAAAAGATACGAACAGTGGTCGCTTGCCGTGAATGTGTGCAGCATTAGCCATCATCAAAGTCATCAACGACTTACCCTTTTTGGCCTCACCAACAAAGGTGATCAACTGCTGAGGGCGAAGACCAGAAGTAATCCTGTCAAGACCTTGGATACCTGTAGGGATTCCCCGAATAGCATTTGGCATTTTACGAAGTTCATCGTATTTGTCAACACGCTCTTCCCAAGTCTCAATTAAGTTGACATCCCGCAAGCGAGCAACATCAGCCCCAGCCTTCTGAACACCAGCCGCTAATATTTTAAATGCTTCAGTGGTATCTCCACTTTGGATGGAAGGCATTGCCGCAGACATCGCTTCAACCAAGTTGCGATGGCGATATGTCGCATAGATTTCTGTAACAAGTGCGCTAAACGGTTCACCCTTAGCATCAAGAAACTTAATATCACCAAACTCTTGCTTAATGGCACGGGTGGTTGGAACCTCACCATGCTCCCTCCAAAAAGAAACCAACCACTCCCAAACAATTGCCCATTCGGAAGTAAAGTGATGCGCTTTAACCCCATGCTTCATGGAGTACGAAAGGTCTTGCTCCTGAACTACTTTGCTAATTAATAGTTGTTCTGCACTAGCCATCAGAGAGACCATGCGGTGTTAGTAGACACCACGGTTGCACGCATACCAATCACCTTCGCCTGTTCTTGATCCGCTGTGTATATTTTTGCGATACCCCTTTTGAATTGTAATTCAAAAGCAAGGTCACCAATGTTCTCAAATGAAACCACGTTCGTAGATATTCCCTTCTTTAATAACCACCTGTCAACTGCTTCTGCAAAGCCAGGGGGGAGCAGTGTATACACCTCCGTACCAACACCCAACCTATGGATTGAATCACTTAGATGTTTAACAGGCAACACATTTGTCTGCCACATCTTAAGGTATGCATCCCACTTCTCACCTTTTAATAAATAATTAGCCTTAATTTTTTCAAGTCTTCCCGTTGGCTCTGACGCAAGCACTCCCTCAAACATTGTTGCTTGCACGTATGGAGCATAGGAAGCAAGATCGTTACCCTGCATGTTGGGTTACTCTATAGTCCTTTCCTTCAAACGGAATCTGTAATGTAGCATCTTGCAAAATAGATGCAAGTCGTGGGCCGTAATTAACGCCGATAGAAGCAATACTCATTTCAGAGGTAACAATCGTAATCAACTTCTGTTCGTATCGGCTATTGAGCAAAGAAGAAACAGCGTTCTTAGTGAAGTCTGTTTTCTTCTCCCCACCAAGACCGTCTAGAACAACAATGTCAAAGACTGAGTTGATGTACTTCAGCAAGTACGGGTCACCATACTCATCAGGGAGTTCCCCGTCAGAACGTAGTTCATCGTAGGTTGCCGCAATAAACTTCTCAGCGGTGATGAAGAAACCACCCAACTGATGCTTGTGTAGCAACTCAGAAAGAAGCGCTGCTGCTAGATGGGTTTTCCCTGTTCCTGTAGCACCACAGAAATATAAACCTTCGCCGCTCTCTAGGTTTTCTTCAATGTTGGATGCCCATCCACGAATGGCTTGAGTAACACCCCAACTACCAACCTCATCATCGTAAGAGTCAATCGTTTTATCTAGGTACCTTTTTGGAATGTGGGCATTACTTACCCGCTCTTTTGGTGAACGGTTCCGCCAGTATCGTGGTCCATGCCAATCAGTCATGTAGGTACTTCTCCAATCGTGGGTCAAATTTAACCTGCTCAGAATCTACGGGAAGAATATCGGAAGTAATCCGTTTATACAACCCTCCACGGCGACGAACAAATGCAAGCCATGGAACCTCTTGGTTTGTTAGTGGCGTGCGTTTGATATCTTCTGCAAATAAATCAATCATGCGGTAGATCTGATCAGTTGTTACCGATTTAGATAACATCTCTTTAAAGACCTTCATCAAAGCAGGGCCGTTTACAGGGGCGTTCAGCGTCATGTTTGTACTTGTAGTGACATCACGAAAGTAACGCAGTACGTGGGTCAATCCCGTTTTGTTCTTACTAGGGACAACTTGTGTGGGTTCATCCGCTCCTATCGGAGTGACATCCCAATCATCATTTTTCTTTTGGCGTGTAATGGGCAACCCTCACTTTTTTACCATCGGCTACGGGTTCCTCTGAGAGAGCCCTACCCTTAACCGTCCTGCCTCTTTCATCTAGGACTTGGACCTCGTGGTCCCACATCCATTTCATAGTTCGTTTCATAAGTAACCTTTCTATTGGGGAGTTTTTAACTGACGTTGCCATCTAGGGTCTGACAAGAATAAAGCATCTTTCTTTTTCCTTTTCTGCTTCCCCTCTAGGTTAAGATTAATCTCTCTAGATTGGGTGTCAGCAGTGACACCCTCCGAGGGTGTCCCCAGTGACACCCCGCTAGTGTCACCAGTGACACTACTAATGGTGTCTCCAGTGACACTACTCCGAGTAATCGGGTTGTTGAAATCCACCTGGTAAAGGTTTGTCATGTTCCTGCCCGTCTTACTTTTTCGTACAGTTTTCACAACCGCCCCAGATGCCTCAATGCGGTTCATTGCCCGAATAACAGTCCTGCGGTCATAACCTGTTAGTTCTGCTAGGTGATCGTAGGACGTAGTGATTTCTTGCCGATCACCACTCATGTAGGTCAGGGCGTGGATTAATACACACAGAGCCACTGCATCTTTACCCAAATACTCCAAGACCCATCGTGGTACTGGTATGAATTGCCCATTTAACTTCGCCATATTTGCTTCCTTCTATTTGTCATGTTATAGTTCTTGTACGGGGTTCCCCTTCGCCCCCAGCCTTGCCTGCGTTTACGCAGGTGGATATGGCGCTTGTGGTAGGGGTGCTGGTGATTTCCCCTTCTTTGATCCAGCACCTCCCACGAGTTATCCCAAAAGGTTTTGCAGGGTTTTGATAGGAATTGCTCTTGCTTCCATGGAACCATCCACGAAAGTAACCACCAATTGCACCATAGAGACCAATCCTAGGTCCTCTTCAGTGAAAAGTGGTACTGGGATACCCAAGTCCCTTTTCAACGCATCCTGGGGCTTCCTAGGGGCCTCTACGGGCTCGTTAGCGTCTACCTCATCCTCAGTTACCCAGATAGGCACCAAACCGTTAGTCAGGTCTTGTAGCATCATCCCAAGCCTGTCGCCTTCAAAGATAATGCTTTGGGTCATTTGGGTAGGGTTTTCCTGCTCATCTGTATCAAACAGCACAAGGATATGGGCTCCCGAATTGATCTTGAGAGTGTCCAAAATTAAGTCGTCAACTGCTATGACGTTGGTGGCAGCCTGCATAATGGTGGGGTGTACCCTGCCTGCGGCAAAGTAAACAGTAAAGTCTGCGCCGTAATCTACTAGCCAATCCAGTACCCGTGCTTGACCAGCAGTGGGTTTACCTGACCACATGTAGTGGAATTTTGCGCCCTCTTTGACATCTCCCAAACCCGCTTCAATTACGTTTGCTGGAGCATTCCCCGTACCACCAATAATGTATTCCATGTTGTTTCCTGTTCTTGTTATTTGACTACTCGCCTACTGACCATGTCCCCTGAGAGGGTGAGCAAGCGTAGCAGAGAGTGTATCGCTCCTGCAAGGCTGGCTATTGCTAATCCTGTAATCCAACGATCAGGGAAGTGCAAAATAAAGGTAGACCCATAAGCCAGAGCCACACCAAAGATAACTTTAACCCAAGGCATCGCCTCACGTGGCGATAGTGCGTCTGCAATTTGAACCAGTTTGTATACGGCTAGTGCACAAATTAAGTAATTCATCACGTCTTTCCAGGAATCCAATCAAATTGTATTGCGTAATCAATATTTGTATCAAGCAACATTGTTACAGGTAATAGTTGAGGTAGCAACCTAGTTATTGCATTATTTACTTTTTTCTTGTTTGTAGAGTAAACAGAGTAAGAAGCGTAAGTGCTTCCTGACCAAGCATGGTCGGAAAAGTTGTCTTGGTAAACAAAACCACCGAAGTCTGAGGAACCATTAAAGAAGTCACCATACTTACGAGGTTCTACCATCCACTGAGACACCGTGGTGCTTTCCCCCGCTCCAAGTGAGAATATCATTACAGGGTATCTATTTACGGTGGTGGTCAATACTGGCATTTTTATAACAGCACGAGAACTTGGTGAAAGTTCTTCGGAGATGCCACTCTCTTCAAGTTGAGAGGCAGTGTTCCAGGTTGTCCAACTGTTGGATGCCGACCATTGTGAGCCATGGACGATACCGTCATCTACTAATTTTGCTGATGACCAGTACTCTACGTCCGCTGCTACAGGAACTTCCACTAAAGAAATTAAAGCAAACTGCGCTGACGCTGAATCAGTGTTGGTTACAATTAAGTTCTCGCCAGACTTTGTGTATGTGCAAGAGGCGCTAGATGAACTGAATTCCCACTTCTTAGAACCAGATGTAACTACAAATAGAGAGTCAGCAACTAAGTTTGCTTTCTCAGCGTAAACACGAAATGTGTACCTAGGCGAAACAGGTGACTCAACAACATCTACTTGGCAACCACTTAAGGCTGTCATGTATTGTTTAATTGAACTGATTGTTCCCTTTTGTTGTCGGTAGTAGCCAATGTCTTGAAGTATTTGACGAAGGCGGGATGTTCCAATTTCTTTAGAAGTAACTTCTAAAGCAAACATATCAGCCAAGGCATCAATTGATTGGGATTCGTTTACTGATGGATCATACTGGGTTATTACGTTATTTATTAACGTTCTTGTTTTATCTAACTCAAAACTAAAGATACTTAGAAACCTAGAAAGTTGACCACGACCTAAACCACTTGGGTCTAAGTTTGCCCCAGCAGTATCACTAACCCTGTACTGTGCTGGGATTCTGTTCCAAAGTTGTGTGTATGACCCATAGTCTGTTGGAATGAGTTCTTGTAATGTGGTCATTCTTTCGTACCAATTTATTCCTGTAATTCCTGTACCGTTTTGGTTCCAGTGAATAAAGAGTGAGTAATAGGCCCAAGTCCCTACAGTGTCCGCAGATAAGCCTGTATGGTCAAACGCATAGTCAACATCAAAATACTTTTGCGTTTTTATAATTATTCCATCTGCAACTGTTTCGGGAAAACCAGTAGGTGAATAAACAATAACTATTTCAAATGGTTTTGTTTCACCTTCTAATACTTCCGCTCTATTTGTTAGAGCAATTGGTGTCCAATCTAATTTAATAGTGTCGTAGTCTGTGGCAATTGCCGAAAAAGTAACAGTAGTTGCTAATTCAGAAACTACCTGTATAAATGACTCTGCTCTTAGTGCAGAGTCATTAGTATCACGAGTTAACCCCACTGGGCTAGTTAGGTCATCTCCACGAACATATGAACCAAATGGGTTTGTATCTGGGCTTGCAATTAAGTCTGCACGCCTAAGTCTAAAGGAGGAGTATGCCATTACTTAAACAACTCCACCGCTTGCAGTGATACTTAACTCTGAAAGCAAAAGTAAATTGTTATCTCCTGCTTTAACACCCTTTACTACAGGACTTAAGCCCACAGTGTCAATCACCGAAGAACTACCAGTAGTGAACCTATCTACAGTTACATAGTCTACGCCTGGCACATCTATGATGGCTCTGTACAAAGTACCTAGGGAAATTGTCTGACCAAAGGTAACAGTATCAAAAGAGAACAAAGCCTTAACAGCAGACGTAATTAGGTCTTGAACACTTGCTTGAACTGACGTAGCCAAAACATTTACAGTAATACTTACTTTTACAGAGTCTAAGGCAACACTTGGCATAACCACTGTATTCACACCAACCATTTGTCGTGGTTCAATGTATGCATAGATATTGTCTCGGTATTCATTTTCAAGACTTAATGGTGTTGTTGTGGCACCAGTTGCTAGAGTTCCGTCATAAGTTGATTGGTCACCTAGCGCATATATCTTTACTTGAGCATTCTGATAAGTTGCAGATGAGGACACAGATGCAGATGCAATGTTGGCTACATTTAAGTCATACAGTAAGGTAGATCCTGTAGAACCTGTCTTAACAACAAAGGTTCCATCAAAAATATCATCAACATCAAATACTGCAATGGTCTCACCAACAGACAAACCATGAGCGGCGTTTGTAGTCATTGTGGCTACGCTGGCACTTACAGATTTGTTTGTAATGTACCCAGTTTTGGCAACTGCTCCTGTGACTACTTGTGCATTTGCTTTAAGAATTCCAGGAACACGTAAAGTTAAATCACGATAATCTTGGATAGATACAGCCCGATCTTGTGATCGGAAAGATGCAGGTATGTTTACCTGTAGCGAGGTAATACTTTCACTGTTTGTTCCACCACTTGCAGCAAAGGTATTTGGGGTAATCTCAATACCATCATAAGGTGGGCCAAAGGTATTGGTTAACGATTCAAACTCAGTGATAGAGTTAGCATCTACATTTCCTGCCGAACCACGAGACCTACGGTAAGTGATGGTTATTACAGCATTTGTTGTTGGGATTTTTCCGTAAACACCATTGCCAAAAACCACAGTAGAAGTGTCATCTGCATTCAGTACCATTGAGAAAACATTGTCTGTGTTGGTTGCATCAATAAACCGATCTATTGGTGCATACTCAACATTGGTTCCTCCTGCTCCCTCAGCAACAGAAACTAGTACTGATGAGTTAACAACACCAATTTTGTTTAAAGTAAATCTTTGTGAAGATAGTCCATTGCTGGTAAACGTTTGTGAAAACAATTCACCTTCCAATAGGGTGACAGGTATTACCGTTGATTTTGCGTAAGTGGTATACCCAAAGATACTTGTCCCAGTTTCATTAATGGCAATGGAACGTGTAGATGTAAATACAACAGAATCTGCACCACTAATTAATGGGTTTGCAATAAACCTTGTATTTTTTGGTATGTATATTGGGGTAGCGTCAGTTGCTGCTGAGTCTTCTGCGTTTAGTGTGATAGTTGCAGTTGCTGCTGTTCTACCAGTGGGCGTGTAGTCCAGAAGGTTGGCGATTGCCATGACGCTGGCTCGTTGCGTAGCCGTAGATAGGAATGCTTCTTGAGCCGCACGATCAACGTAGTAATGGAGAATGTCTCCCATGTATGCCCAAAGATCTACTAGCAACATACCAAAATCTGAGGCATCTCGTGATGTCCATTCAGGTAATACAGATTCGGCTCGGGCCAATAGGTCTGCTTTGATTGCAAAGTAGTCCCGACTAGTGTAGTCAAAAGTTGTCATAATGTCATTTCCTCGTTAAGGGATAGTGGGGATACTATATTAAACCTTGCGCTAGTAATTTCATTGTTTGGTGGTACCGCAAATAGAACCTCAATCATCATGGTGTTTTCAGGTATCCCGCCATTTCGTGAGGGGTTTACCATTCTGATATCTGCAATGTTTGCTCCAGGAACATTGGCAAGAAGCCCATCATGGACTTCTCGTTTGTACTCACTGAACACTAATGGGTCATAGTTTTCAAAAACTAAAGTTTGGCTATTACCACCATACGCATAGTTCATAGGTCTTTCAAACTCTTGGGTAAGTACGTAATCTTGTATCTTTTGCCCCATCATCTTTTCTAAGTCAGTTTCCTTAGATATCTTCCCCGATGTGGCAATGGAAAAAGGTGTTTTGATAATAGCCATGGTTACCTAAATATTCCTAAGAAAGAAGCGTCCTTAAACGATTGTAGATCACTATTTGACGCTACACCAGTAAAGTTGTAAGTAACATCTTTGCCAATAGTCGGGGAGGTAGTAGCAGAAGTAGTAACCGCACTAGCACCATCAATGCTGATAGACAATGATGTTATTGCTTGATCTGCCAAGGTTGTTAAGTCTGTTAGGTCTAGTATTGTCCTATCAACCTGTACCCAGAAGATATTAGTAAAACTGTCGTCATCAGAAGTTACTACGATCTGGTCACCCACACTGGGTACGTACCAAACTCCGTTTGTCGCTACTCTGCCTACACGAGATATATCTAAAGCAACGTCAGACCCAAATTTGTTAGGTATGCGTACCCGTATATCACCAGTAGTGCTATTGGCATAGGTAACAATTGCTCTATGGGTATTAGTAGACATAAGCAAATTCCTTAGAAGTTCCCCACAGTTTATTTTGTAACACTGGTTTAGGTGGGGCAACAAATGACTTGCCATCTTTTTGTGTTAACGGGGCTAAGTTAGTAGAGTCAGTTTTAATGTGCACATACGTTATATAGTTTTCTACGTTGATTAGGTGGCGTACATCTTGCACAATCCAATAGCCATCAAACTCAGAGTTATATTTACTAATTTCCACCAGTGACCCTGGCAACAATGTGGATATACCAGAAACAACAAGGTCTGCATGGAAGGGCATTGATTGCTTAACATACCCTTCGGTAAGTTGCTTTAGTGTATTTATAGAAGTTGCTTGCAAAGTTATTTCTTGGGTAAACCTTCCTTTGATTGGTTGCCCAAGACCACTTGACGCAGTTGCCCCCGAAGCATTTTGAAGTGTTTTCCCCCTTGGTGTTAAAGTCTTCAAAAGGTAATGATAACTATCACCATCGGGAGTAATGTCCCCAAAGGTTCCATTAAACTCCATAATTACACCAGGGACCCGTTTCTTACCGTCATCTCCTTCTGGGGACTGTAATACGGTGGCAATTCTTCCTCGGTAGTAGTTAGAGAATGGGTCATATATATTTAAATGGGCATTTGATGCGGTTACGTAGTACCCTAATTTGTTAGCACTATCTACGAGTACTTCCCAATCTGACTTGTTGCTTTGTTCAATTACTGGGAAAACGTAAGAGTTGTTTGGCACCGAGTATGAGAAGTTATATTTTGTTGCTAGTTTTTTTACTAAGTTTGGTAATGAAGTGTTTTTATACACAGCACTTCTAGGTGGTTTCATTTCGTAACTTGTACCAAAACAAACTACCTTTGCTTCTTGAATAAGGGAGTCATTGACAGAACCCATGCGGGAATACGCACCAATTTCTACGTATGCAACATAACCATTAAACTCTATTACGTTAGCCGTGTTGTTTCCAAAAGTAATAGTCACTGGTAATCCACGGTAGGCAGTAACTGCCTTTGCAGGAAAGCCTGAGTAAGTAATGGTTGCAATGTCGTGTTTGTTTTCTGAATAAGAAATTTCAACAGATGCAACCTGTGAATCAGGAACAGACCCCCCAACAATATCGGTAGTAATGATTGGAGCGTCCCCAAAAGGAAATCTAGTAATCACAACGGTATCCGTATTTGCGTTCCAGGAGAAATGTCTAACGGGAAAACTACTTGCGGGTTTACGTCAGCAATTCTCCACCATTGACCTGGATCATTGTACAGTTTTGAAGCAAGGGACTCTATTGTGTCACCTACTTGTACGTTATGTATAAACACCGATACATCAGAAACTTCTTTTCTAGAAGCCGTGACAATACCATCAGATAAAACAACAGGGTTAAACTCATAGCGAGAAAGGATAGTAATCATAACTATCTTTGATCTGGCCTAAGTGGGAATGCCCCCACTGTTAATGGGTTTAGTTTCATACTTTCGTCGTACATTACAATTGACTTCATTTGTATAACTTGTGGAAGTTTTATAGTTGGAATACCTGGCCTTGTACAAAAAGTAGTTATTTTAAGTTCTACATTAAATTTGTCTTGTGCAAAAGGTCTTGGCAATAGCGCGTCTGCAATTTCCCATCCCCATTCAGCGTCATCTCCCCCATCTGCACTGCGACCATAGATAAGCGCATCGTATTTGTAAGCCCCTGTTGGTAAATTAATATAATATATGGGATGGTTGTCAATCTTTATAATAAATGGGTTGTCAAATGTTCCCCACTGTGCATAATCAACAACACCTTCATTAGGTGGTTTACCTAAGGCATATGTCAAAGCAGCACCACCAGCAGTAGTTGCTGTAGTAGGACCCACAGACCTAGAGTTATTTGCGTTTGTTACATGAGAATACCACCAAATCTTTATTTCTCCACTAAACGTAAATGTGGCTTCTCCTGCCACTTTTGATTCTTTAACTATTTGCTCATAAAACTGTGAGCCTGCAAGAGTTGTTTGTGCTCTAAAGTTTAATATTTCACTTGTTTCAGATTTTGAAAAAAAACTACTAACCTTTTTAACACCGCTAGAACCTTGAAACCATAGTGCTTTATCAAGGAACTTATTTAAACCTGCTTTTGAATCGTCATACAAGATTGCTTCACTAGTCCCCGCTGTAACAGTGTCTGCTCCAGGATTTGCAAGGTCAACAGTTTGTAGTTCTGTTAAGAATGTTTGGGATTGAGCAAAACCAATGTACAAAGCCTGCATTTGGATTGCTACTGAGCACTGTGTTGGAATGTAACCACGAGAGTATTTATTAAAAGTAACTTGACTACTTGTTACAAACCCCTCAATCATCATCCAGTTACTAAAAACTACACGAATAGGTTGAGGTACTAGGAACGCTTTGTTTCCAAGATTAGAAGTAAATTTATCCATTCTATTTTCGTCATACACTGGCTCTACTGTTGGCGCTTTATCTTTGTCGTCTGGATCTACTTTTTCAAAGGTGTCCTTTTTTAAAGTTAAATTTTTCATTGCAACTGCCGTAATAACATCTTGTGAAAGTCCCACACCTAAGATGTCATCAAGAATTAAAATATCCGCTAACACACCAAGTTCGGTTACCCAACTAGGGTGGTACGCATCGTCTATAAAAGCATTTGTTGTAAGTTCAAGATCGGTACTATTAGCATCAGGTGCACGCCTTCCTGGAAGAAGGTCTGCGCCAGCAAGGTATTTACCACTAAACACTTCTGCCTCACGGTTAAACAATAGTTCAAATGCGTACCCTGCTTTACCTGGCACAGGTTGGGCTAACTGAGCAGGTTCTTGGTTAAAGAACAATTGCATACTTGTATCTGATTGGATATCACGAGTAATACTGTCTGGGTTAAATTGAAAAAGACACTTTAGGCTATTTAAGACAGTTGTTGCATCTGTACCATCTGCCTGTCTTTTGTAAAACTCAGTCAATCTACGGACGTAACCACGTTGACCAATTAACCCGCCAACAGCAGCATTAGCAAAATCGCCAGTCCTAGTACCTGGGTAAATGAATGGTGGATTACTCCTACTGGTGGGTTTTGCAGTAGCCTTGGCTTGTTGGGTTTGGGTGTTAGTCGTGTTTTTTGGGTCTGGTTTTATTATCATTATCCGTTCCTCAACAATTCTTTTTTAAGTTCTCGTTCCATAATTTGGGCAATTTCTTGCGCCATCTTTCTCGCATCTTGTTGTGTACTACCTGAGGAAGTTACATAAATGTTTGGAGCAATTGTAACATTAGTTCCACCTGATACTTGCACACTGGTACTACCACGACTAGGAGTATTGAATGTTGGGTCACCCCTATCTACGCCCGCTGTCTTTGCAGCGACTTTTGTTTTCTGCATCCAACTATCAGTCTTAGCCATTGGACCACCATCAGTGTTCCATGGCTTGTAGTTTCCATCACCAAACTCAAGACGTGCTGCTTTTATGTTGGTTCGTGGATCAAACAACTCTTCATTGCTTGAAATGCCGTAGCGTTCCCTACGCGCTGGTCCCAGATCACCAATCATGTTGATTTGGAAAAGACCGTAGGAACGGTCTGGGCCTTTACCATTGTATGCACCTGGCTGCCAGTTAGATTCACGTCCAGCAATAGCCATCATGTTCAAGAGATGCTGACCACGGAAGCCACGCTTGTACATAAGCGTTGCAAGTTCTACAGGGTCCATTGCACCACCTGAACGGGTTCCCTTTGGCTGGGATGCTGAACTTGTGTTTCTGCCTGTACTTTGTGCCCGAACGCTGTGCTCACCTCTACCCGAAGCGCCACCCATTGCCTGACGATTTTCCGCAGAAATGCTTCCAATTTGGTCACTTAAGGACATACCTTGGAAAGTAGAAAAGGTAGCACTGTTTCCTGCTGAAGCCTTACCTACGTATTGGTCTCCAATAACATATGCGCCAGTGTCACTTCCACTAGATCCTTTAGATGTTCCTGGAGGAGCACCCCACTTGGAACCTTGCTTTTCATATTCCCACCTAGAGTTAGGTAGTTCGGCTGGCTGAATGTGCCAAGGTTCGCCATTGACAGCACCAAATGTCTTAAGACCAAAGCGAGCAGCATTTTCCTGCACCCAATCCAAGTCACCAACAAGGTCTGCTGCAAGACCAATTTCGTGCATAGACTTCCCAGGGGGAGCGGCTGGGGCACCGCTAACATGCTTGTACTGTTCCCCGTTCCATTCAGCATCGCCTTCTGAGCCATCTGTTACTTTCTTATAACGAGAAAGAAACAATTGTTTTTGCTGCCCTTCTGAACGGATGCCTTCGCCAATGCCTACGTTAGGGTTTTCAGCAATCATCTGTAGTAGGCGATTTTTAAAGGTTGTATTTAATGGAGAAAACGTAGAAGTTGTTGCTACTTGTGAAAGTGGTATTCGCCTTGCTGGTGAAGAGTAACCCATAGGTACAGTTACTCCAGACCTTTGCTTTTTTTCAGGCATTGGGTCACCAGTAACCAGAACACCACCAGCACCCATCATGCCCGCAGCAAGTGGTGATAACATACCACCAGAGGCAATCCCCATGCCCATACCCGCAGCCATCAAACCAATACCACCAAGTTTTCGGAGCATCCCGCCCTTAGTGGAAACCCCTGCCCCTACGATTCCAGAAAGTCTCTCTTCAAAAGCCTCTAAAGCCTTAGTGACAGCCTGAAGCCCCTTTTCCATATCAGCGTAGTTATCTTTTTGGCGATTGTAGAACTTCTCATCTCGCCCTTCACGAACTCGTGCTGTTTCCTCTGCCTGAGTAGCAAAGTTACTCTCAATGCCCATCATCTTTCTTTGTGCCTTATCGGAAGGGTCATACATACCCTTCCCACCCTTCTTCTGATATGCCACATTAGATTCTGCGTAATCCAGAACCATATCAATCATGTCTGGTGGTACGCCCATTGCTTCTAAACGTGTACGGGTAACAGAACCTGATTGACGTGCTCCCTTTAATGCCCCAGCGTTAGTTAGCCCAGAATTCTTTGTAATGTCCCTAATGACAGTATCAATTCCTCGTTGCTCCCCACCAACACCATAGATGCCCGTACCCAACATCATTGTCATACGGTTGTTTACTTGGGCAGAACTTAAAGTATTAACCATGTTTGCCATGTCACCCGTAGAGTACGAGTACCCAGACATTGCCCTTAGTCCAGCGATACCCCCTGCTTGCTTAGAGGCTTCTAGACCTGTACTTGCTTGAAGTGAAAGCAGTGTATTAATTCCACCATACCCAAGACGTTGGTCTTGTAATGGTTTACGCATTTGGTTGTAATACTGCTGTTGAGTAATACCTCGGTTTTGCTGGTAGTACACACCTAGTTTGTCTACACTAAGTGATCTTTCATAGTTGTTATTGATTCGGTTATCTAGTGCTTGAATTCCTGCACTGAGTGCTTGGAGTGCCGCTCCACCAGTTCTTCCAAAACGCCCACCGCCACCAGCACCGCCGCCGCCTGAAGAACCATTTCCACCTTGATTGATAATAACGTTTTGAATTGCTTGACGAGCATCAGTCGTATTGGCTTGAACAGTGGAATTATTATTAGCAGGACCTAGTGGTAATTGGATACCAGCACCCGTTGGGGAACCACCACCGCCTCCCTGTAATCCACCCAGTTTTTGGATACCTTGCAGGGCCTTAAGTGTTTTGTCTAGTTTGCTGTTAATTTGCGTTAGGTTTTTGCTAAGCCATTCAAAATCACCACGAACGCCTTTAACGCTTTTAGCCAACTTATCAATTGATTCAGTATCAAGTTTAAACTTGGTACGAAGGTCACCTAAGTTTTTCTCTGCCATTATGACTCCTGTTTACGCCATTTACTCATTGCTGACCAGTAGGATCTTTGCCGTACAGTCATTGTTTTTATGTCGTTGAGCGAGAAGCCCTTGTAAACAGTTGCTATTGAATCGTAGTCCCAATATGTTACTACTAAATTAGCCGAATAAAAGTGAGGCCCAGTTGAGCATGATTGGAAAGGGTTTTTCGCAATGGGCACAGTGGGCATCCACCTCCTTGATTTCTGGGCCAGGTTGTGCTTCTAGTAGTGCATCAATGATCTTTGCTCGGTCTTTCATACCTAGTTTCTTAGCCCAAACCATAGTATCGGCTGGCTTCTGACCATCTTCCCAAACAGCACACCTAGCGATAAGCATAGTATTTTGCTCTGGGATACTCTTTGCCATCTTGCTTACATACTGGCTATCGGCTCCAGTAACAAGGTTAAACTTCTGTACTGTTCCGTTTTTAAGAAAAATCTTAATTTGTTCTTTTGGGTTAACCGATACTTCCCTATTGGGAAAATCATTTAAGTTAATAAGCACATCGTTACTACCACGGCAGTGTGGGCAATTAATTTGATATTCCCTAGTATCCCCGTATGTGGCTTTAACTGTAGCCAAAAACAAAGTATCCCTATCTCCAATAATGAGCGAGTCAATTACTGCTGGGTTGTTTTTAATCAGAGTATTGCCAATAGATACAACACTTCTTTTTAAAAGTGCTGCCATGTACTGGGCGTACAAAACATCATCGTCAGAATCTAAGGCTGCAAGTGCCTCTTCGTCCTCACCAGTCAATTCAGAGACCACCGCAGTAGTTTCCCAATCACCCGTATCACTGTTTTTAACTCCGAGAAACAACTCAACAGACACGTCTGGTGACGTTTGAATACGGGGTACTGGGTCAGACATGGCCTGGTTAAGGGCCATAGCATCAGATTGTGTAGCCATTATTACTCCTAATTGTTTAGTAACCGATTAATGTTTTACAAATTATACAATTTTATCTATATTTGCAATATCCTCATCACTCCATGCTACATAAAAACCTTCATGATGGATGTTCATTTGCTGAACCATGATACCGTTGTCCCCAGCATTAAGGTCACTAAGACCGTAAGCGCCAGGCCAACAATTAAACATTCTAAATGCTAATTTAACGTTGCCTGGATTTATTGCATCGCCACCTACGTGACCCATTTGGTACTTAGCCTCAGGAGCACTCATATATGGGTGATCAAACACTTTAACCAAAACGTCACAACGGTAGTTTGTGTTATCTCCTTGAGCACCGCCTGCAAAACCGCTTGTACCGCCACCAATCCAAGCATGCATGAATTTTTGCCAGTTCCACAATTGCGCTTGTGTTGCAAAAGCACCACGAGCAAATGATACGGCTGGGAAGTCTGACTGTCCAATCATTTTGTGTGGGTGTGTGTTCATACCACCTTCACGATAAGCAATCAGTTCATTCTGAACTGACAACCCGCCAACTTGGGCAAACCCAAGATCACCAATACCTGATAGCAAGTTAGTTAATTTATCATCCCCAGTACTTGCGTTGCCAATAGGTATGAACCTTACCGTAAACTTAAAGTTACGTAGAGGATCGGTTCTTGATGTTGATGCAAATGTCATGAGTGTCTCCTAGATACTAGTGGTTACTGTGCTTCCACCAGTCCACTGACTGATGGTGATTACGATAAATTCAGCAGGTGACTGCAATGCTACACCTACTTCAATGTTAACAATTCCGTTTTCAATATCAAGTGCCGTATTGTTTGCTGCCCCACAGTTCACAAAGAAAGCCTCTTGTGCTGTACGACCTTTTAGACCACCTGCACCCCAAAAGTTATTAAGTAGGGCAGAAATACGTACATTAAGGTCTGTCCACAAACGCTCGTCGTTTGGTTCAAACAATGCTGGTGCGGTCGTTGTCTTCAAAGTATCCTTGAGGAAATTCAAAGAACGACGAACCGATACAAACTTGTCTGAAGTGTTACGTGCCTGTGTGCGGGCTCCATTGATGATTACACCAACTCCTGGAACAAGGGTAAACAAGTTAAGTTGGCTGTTCTTATACAATGTTCCTTGATCAGTTTCGCTAAGTGTTGCGACCAAGCCATATACGTTACGAATATCTAAACCATAACCAGCAGGTGCTTTAGCAATACCACGGGAAACTTCTGAGCGAACAAATGCACCAGCAACTGCACCACCTGGGTAAGTGTTACGTACAGCCGCAGCACCTGTCTTAGTTGGGTCAAACATTTTAAGGGCTGGTCCATAAACGGCACCGTAACTTGATTTTGTGTATGGCTCAACAGCATCTGCCAAAGTTTGCTTGGTAGTTGCGGTAAGTGGGCTGTCAATAATCAAGAATGAGTTGCCTCGTACAGACATAACCGAAAGCGCATTGTTAATGATGGTAGAAGAAGTTTGACCAACAAGGTTAAACAACAAACCAGGAACAATGGTTTCGTATGATGTCAGGGTAGTTGCCCAGTCTGGAGCGGTAATAGAACCACCTTCAGAGCCACTGGACAGAGTCACAGGTGTCTTTAGGTCACCAACAGAAACACCAACTACTGTTAGTGTTTGTGTAGCACCAATCGTAGCAACGCTGGCGCTAACCACATAAGATGAGTAATTCTCTAGAACTGATGTGATGTATCGGTTATCTGCTGGGTTAAAAGATAGACCAGCCCAACGCTCTACTTCGGTTCCTGCTAGGTTTACGGTTACCGTAAACAAAGAACTCTTAGTGATTTTTGGATCAGTAGTAGGGTTATTAACAGTCTCTTCTTGAAACTCAAGATCAACTGTTAAGTCATTACCCCAAACACCAGGGGACTTAGCAACAAATGCTGTCAATACCGCAGGGCTACCACCAGTAGGTGTAGCATTCAATGAACCTGTTGCAGCAACGGCAGCGGAATCAGCAACACGAGAAACATAAGCAGATTGACCACCGTTAGCGAAGTAGTGGTAGATGGCGTAGCCAAGATCGTATTCGGGATTCAAATCACCAAACAATGCTTTGTACGCAGCCCAAGTAGTAATTAGGGTTGGTGTGGTTGGTCCACGCTCTGCTGTTCCTAAAAACGCAGCAGCGGTTGGGCCTTGAGCCTGTGCAATGTTTGTCGCAAACGTACCTTCTTGTACGTATACTCCTGGGCGTTCGTATGCCATTATTTACTCCTCTAACTTAGTGGGGGTTTTTGATAAAGAAATCACGAGTTAAAAACATAAGTTTGATGGCTAATTGTACTACTGATTGAAGTAACAGGTTTTGTTTCTTGCAAGTTTGCCAACTCTTGTCCTGTTATTTCGGCTGACATTTTTAAAGTTAAAACCTTACGGAATATGCGTTTTCTGTAACCCGATTCCGTGTCTAGAAGGTCCGCGTTAGTCCAATCTAGCATATCAAATCGTCGGACGGTGTTGTCGGCAGGAATGACTATAGAGTTAAACCTAAAAGGAACTATCTTAGATAGTAGGAGGGAAGTCAATTGTCTGTCATGTAGGGCAGAACGGCAGTAAATAGATACCTGATAAAGCAGGTCTACTGGGATAAACGGGTCAGCAATCATCATCTGGGCGCTACCAGAATAGGAATGGCTGGCACTAACTGTGGATAACTCACTAGGCCAATATGACACAAATGCTGGTCTGTCCTCATAACGGGCAGCATTTGTAGTGTCAAAATAGATGGGGTTATCTGAGTGTTGGCGATCTGTGGCGTGGAGGATATCTATAAGTTCAATAGTGATAAACGGATATTCTCGCTCAGTTTCACCTTCGGGATAGCGGAAAAAGACTTTGACTGGGCGTTGAGCATTGCGATCATCAACCACATACAGAGAACTAAACCTGGCTTTAATTGCCTCATCTTCCGCTAAGATAAAACCAGTCTTCACTTACTGCGCCCCGTTTCAGCAAGTTTTTTAAGTCTTTTACTTATCTCTGCACCAAGCGTGCGGTTGGCAGTTAGGATCTCATGACGGATAATGGATTTTGCAGGGGAGCCAAATTCTATATCCATGGCTGCTTGCTGTGATTTGGGTAAAGTGCCATAAACAAAAGAAACATCTTCACTGTCCCAAGTAATCCTAAAGTCTTTTGCAATAGGGTCCCACCGACTATCTTTTTGGGGGAGCACTCCTTGGATACGGGAAACTTCGGACTTCCTAGCATCCTCAAGAATCTCACCTAAGTACGTTTCTAGGTTTAAAAACAAATCACCATAGAATGCCAATGGGGCAGGACATCCTTGAATAAGTTGCTTGGAACTAGAACTTTGGGCAACGGCAGGTACAGCAACCATGATGTCTCCTTAGTTCTAGGCGTTGTATTGCTTAACGCACGTCAAGCACTACAAGTTTATCAGGTTGCCATTGGTAGTTTTTGAGGCCAAGGATAATCTTGGATAGCCATTGCTGCTGGACCAGGATCGTTTACCATTTCCTCATCAACGTATATTTCTAAACCTTCAACAACTACCAGAACGTCATCTTTTGCCCGACCACGAACTCGGTACATAGATACCCCGTAATAACGAGCATCATAAAAAAACATATCGTTTAAGTGCCTTTGGTACTCAAAAGGCTGACTAACTCCTGCTGTCCG